CATAGAACCAACCAATTTTGTACATGGCGTATAAATTATGGACTGGAGTTCCTGGCGTAATAAATGTAATTTCTGGATACATCTTTTCAAACCAATCATTATGAAAAGTTGAGCAGAGTATCTCACAGTTATGTTTTTTTCTGAACTCATCAATGTAGGGGAACCAAGCTAACGTATCACCAACAGCTGAACTATCTAAATGAACGTAAACTCTTTTATTTTCAGCGTTATAAGTGTGTTGGAATACTAATTCATTCGTATCTAACTCATACGCCTTGATATCCCACTCAACAAAGTACTCAATTGAGCTTTTTGTCCACATATTATTTGTTATTTCCCAAGTATGGATTACTTCACCAGTCTTATTGTCCGAAAAAACAACACGATAGCTTTTTTCCATTGGACCTTTAATCTCAAAAAACGCCCCGTTTATAAAATGTACGATAAATGAGTTTGAGGGTTCCTTATAGTCGATACCCAAAATTTCGGTATTATTATACTCGTTAATTAATATTTCCTTCATATTTTTTATAGATAAAATTATTTATTATTAATAGATCAACAATGTCATTTTCTAAATGATTAAAAGCCTCATTTGGGTGACATACAATTGGTTCCTCATGCACATTAAAAGATGTGTTTAAAAGAATAGGTACACCAGTAATTTTATTATATTCACCCAAAATTCTGTGAAACGTTGGATTGTTTTCTGATGTTACTATTTGAATTCTTGCGGTTTTATCTTTTGGGTGAACTACCGTTGGTATTTTTTCCGCCCACTCTGGTTTTGTATCATATAACATGGTCATAAATTGTGCGGTATATCTAGATTTTTTGATCTCAAATATTTCGTCAGCATATTCATCCATAACAGCTGGGGCAAACGGCATAAAATCATTTCTTTGTAGTTTGTCGTTAATCTTATCGTATGTTTCTGGGTTAGTGACTTCACCAATAATACTTCTATTACCTAAAGCTCTTGGCCCGTGTTCATATCTACCATTGAATAGACCCATTATTTTACCGTCAGACAAATATTTCGCTGCTTTTTCAGGTGTAAATAATTCTCTGGAGAATTTATTCATATCCCAGTATTTTTCCCCAACCTCATCATCAGTAAAACCGAAACCCATAAAAACGTTATCCAATTTAAATGGTTTAAATGATGGGTCAAATATTTTATGTGTCATTAATGCACACCCTAAAGGACAACCCTCGTCACCCATTGGGGGTGCAACAAAAACTTCATCAACCCAATATAATTCGTTTATCCTTTTATTTAACTTAACATTCGCAAATACACCACCAGCTAAAGCGAGTTTTCTAACTTTAGGGAACATATTATGTAAGTTATTAAGTAATTGTGTTATTTTTTCTTCAAAAACTACTTGGCCCGTATATGCTATGTCAGCTTTAGACCCAAAAAATACTTTAGAACCTAGCATTCTGTAGTAGTTAGAATAAAAATCTTCGTATATTTTCCCAAACAGGACTTCAGAATCATCAGAATCTGTGTGGATACCATTAATTTTTATGCACTCGTTAAATGCTTTATAGGCAATGTCATAGTGAGAACCATGTCCAGCCATACCAACTATCTTACCTTCATCTTTAAGTCTTTTAAACCCTAAAAATTCGGTTAACATAGCATAATAGTGACCAAATGATTTGTTTTTTAGGCCTAAACCATCAATATAGGTTAAATTACCGTTTGAACCAATAAAATATTTTGCACTATATTGTCCACCACTAGCGTCCATAGTTACGACTAGCGTATCCTCATCAAAACCACTTAAATAATAAGCGGTACCAGCGTGTGAATCGTGGTGATCAATAAATACGTATTTATGTTCTGGAAATGTACCTAAACCAATGTTTTCCCAAAAGTATTTAACTTCGTTCTTTGGGTAATAACTAGTTATGTAGTCAATTGTGTTTATATCTAGATTGAATCTATTAATAGCTTCTTGCATTGATTTATCTGGAAACCTAAAATAGTCACCATAAAAATCCTTATAAACTTTGATTCTTGTGTGCCTCTCCTCTTCCAAAGAAAAAATTATTTTACCGTCTTCTATTAATGAAACACCGCATGAGTGTGCTCCAGCCGATAGCCCTAATATTTTCATACTTTAATGTGGTTTTTATATAGTTCGGCTAATTCTTTCGATCTATTGAACCAGGATAACGATTCAGCGTGATTTATTGCTTTCTCACGATATAACTCGTAGTTATTTATGATGTCATCCAAGCCACGAACTAATTCTGTGACAACTCTAGGTGCTCTCCACATACCATCAAAATCAGTTTCCATCTCAATCCACCCATTAACAGGTAAACCACAAGCAGCGGCTTCTAAAATAGTTAAATTTGGGTGCCCAGCTTCTAATTCTGATGGATGCATAAAGATTGTGTGCCTGTGATATAAATCAACGAGCTCTTCTTGGTTTGGTTCCCACTCCAGATTTAACTTTGGGTAAGCGTAAACCCATGGATTTTCATTTAAAAAGTTCTCATTATTTCTAGGTCCAGCAATTGTAATTGGTAGATTCTTAGCCATAGCCGCTTTTATCGCAAAACCAAAACCCTTTCTATCATACCCGTTCATCCCAGCCAAACCATTATTAGCTAAACAAAGCAATTTATGTTCTTTGGGTCTATTATTGTTTGGTTTAAAAAAATCAGTGTTGACACCGTGAGAAAAATAAACCGCTTTAGGTGTGTCAAAATAAGGTACCAAAAATCTACCTGGCATTAATGATACTTGGGAATTTTGTATTGCTTTTAAATTTTCATTAAAAACAAAAGAATTCTTACCGTAATAATGTGCGTGGTGATCATGTAGTTGATATATGTAAGGTACATTTCTTTCGTGCAAAAAATTAGCTAGATTAGCCATGTGAACATGGACAATATCATAATCACCAGGATTAATCTCGTTAGCGTATTTAATGTCAACCTCATGACCTAACAACCTAAGGTTTTGGGTGAATTCCCAAACAATTTTTTCAACAGCCCCCCAATTAGGTGGTGGTACTGGAATTCCACATCCAGGGTGTACTTGGCAAATTTTCATAATCGTTTTTTTGTGTATAATAAAGCTAAATTTGTATTTTTATGGACTTGTTCATATTTAATATCAAACCCATTTATTGTGAATTTTTCTATTATCTCTAATATTTTTTCACTATTGTTATAAATGTCATGTAATTCAATCACCCATTTATTAATTTTTTTCATCGTATTATCGGGCATATTGATTAATAATGGATATTCCCACCATTCAATATCAACCTTCATAAAATCAACATAGAATAAGTTAAACTCGGATAACATTTTATCTACATTATAATGACCTACTTCATCCCTGTCGGAAACAAACGCTTTTATTGTCGTCACGTTTTCATTTACATTTTGATTTAACGTTTCAAAATATAATTCATCGCACTCAAAAGAATAAACGTGTTTGGCCTTACGTTGTTTTAATGCGTAATTAGTGAATAAACCAATGTTGGCACCACAATCAATAACAATGTCGCCCTCCTCAATAAAAACGCCATGTCTTGAATATTCATGATCCACCCAAATTTCCTTAAAGACGTCTTTACACCATTCGATATCGAATTGTGGGTGTTCCGAGCATACTTTATAACCGTTATATTCCATTAATTTGTGAAAATTTCAGCGTAATCGTTATCTTTATTTTTTTCTTTTTTATCTACAATTGAATAACCAGGTAGATGTTTTGTGTAGATTTTATCAGCCATAGCACCGTGTAGATTTGCCACTTTAGTCATCCATAGATCAAACGCATCCCACTTACAATTGTTAAATTTTTCAGCAAAAGTAGGTAATTTTTCTCTATTAATCAAGTAAGACTGTGCTGGTGCGAAAATAGTTAAATTTAATAATAAGTCTTCACGTACACCATTATATCGTTCAGCGCAATAATTACCAAAACCAACCATATCAACATTCTCTTCTTTAGCTAATTCTGACCATCTTACTAGTTTATCGTATAACTCTTGGTATGGTGCATCAATAATAACATCCCCTTCAAAAATTAAAACAAAATCGTATTTGTCGTTATCTGGTAAGGTTATACCGTTTTTATGTGCTAAGAAACACCCGTAGTGCCCTGGTGATAATTTAAAGTAACCAGGTTCTAAGGCAATGTCATATGGTCTATTACACGTTTCATGTGGTGGTAAGTCCTTATAAATCAAATTAACTTGTTGGTAATACTCAACATTATCAAAATTACTAGCAAAATCTTTTAACGAAAAAGCTGATCTAATTTCCTTTTGGTTTGTTTCTGGTTCTGTAACTAAATGAACAATTCTAATTCTAGGTTTCTTTGTATCACCATTAAATAAGTCTGGGTTATTTAAATTACCATGATATGTGAACATACCATTATTAGGTAAAGTATTTAATAGGTATTCACTATCAATTCTAATTGTTTTATATTCAATTAATTGTTTGGTGTCTTTATCGAAAGATGAATACTCCACCAAATACTCATCATTGAATGATAAGTCATAATTTGTTAAACCATACCAAGAACCTTTACCTGTTACCGTTACTTGGTCCTCTTTTAATAACTCACCATTTTTATTTACCTTTATGTTAATAATTCTACTATCAACTGAATTTGATATTTGTAAATAAGTGACAAAGGCGTTTGGTATATTTGATGGTAAAATTGTAAAATATTCTACTCTAGAATAATCTCTGTGCTCTAAATTGTTTTTAATCTCTAAATTAAACTGTTCCTCATTAACCAATTCAATATCAGTTAGTTTATTTTTGAAGGCGAAGAACATCATATTCTCATAACCATTACTATAAGACCCCCATTTTTCTTTTAAACTCTCGTAATCCTCAGCTGAGTGTACTGGTTCCATTACATCTAAAAAGAATTTAGGCCTAACCCCCATAAAAAATGTGGTAACCGAGTGTCCTTCTTGATTATTTGGCATATCACCAAAATATCCCGACTTTGTGTTTAATATAGCTGAAATATTATCTAAGTAGGCATCATTTTTAATTATATAATCATAATTTAAAAAATAAACTTTATCGATACCCAACTGATTTGCCAGTGCTGCACCGTTATAGTAGTTAGTGTAACAAGTTGGTCCGTGATAAACATCATTACCCTCACCCCTCAAATTAACGAATGCAAAAAAATCAGCCTCACCGTACCTACTTTGGGAGTAGAAAGTGTGTTTTGTTAAAATATTATTTTTATCGTAAATACAATAGTCAACCAAATTTTGTAGATCGGGAGAAATCGGGAGATGTGATGTTAAAATAACTTTCCTACCAGTGTTTTTTGCTGCTAAAATACATTCAACTGTAGTATCAAATGCACTTTTTGTTGTTGGATAGGTTGAGATGACGATAGCCTCGTTACTTCTATTAATAGCTAACGCTGTATTACTTTGATAACCGTTTTCTAGTGTTTCTTTAATTAAAGAACGATTTTTTTCTAAATCAATAAAGTCCAAATATTTGATATTGTCGAACTTATCAAAATAATTTAAATAAACACTAAGATTATAAATCAGTATCGGCATATTCCATGAAATTGCTTCACGAATAACCAGTGGCATTGTTTCTTTATCATTATCCGATCCTCTAGATGTAAATAAAAATAAATCCATAGCCTGGTAAAATCTATCGACATCTTTTCTTTCACCATGCCAAATAACATTTTTAGGTTTATTTATCATTAACGGTTCCCAGTAATAAGCGAAGTTACCCGCTTGATTACCAACAGAATGGAACACATATTCTGGCATTGATCTAGCATATTCAAAAAATTCGGCTTGGTTTTTTCTTGGTGTGAATAAACCAACATGCAGGACGTGTTTTTTTGTTGGGTCTAGACCTAGGTCTCGTAAAGCCCATTCTCTATCAGGTCTTTGTTTATATTCAATTGGGTATTCAACTAAAACTTTTGGTATGTCGCTTATTGGTTCAAATAAATTAATTTGCCAATTAGACACAAACATAAATTTATCTGGAAAAAATTTCTTTTGTGTGGCATCGTAAGATGAATCATGGGACGTTTCAACAATAACATAATTACGATCTTTTTTGTAAATTTGTTTGGCCACATCAAAATCCATAAAATATTCTGGGATTTCTTCTAAGTGAATAATATCTGGGGATATTCTATCGATGATATTAATCAACTCCATTTTATTTTCCTCTAACGTGAAAAATTTATCAGAATCAACCATAGAAGTGATTTTATCTCTTTGTACAACTAGAACACCGCCAGTGTGATTAGACCACTCAATAACATAAATCTCAAATACGTCTCTAAGTAATTCTATTTTCTTTGTGAGGTATTGTGGTAATCCACCCGTAGATAAGTGGGGTGCAATATATAATAATTTCTTCATATCTGGTTATATTTTTACACCACAAATATAGTAAAAAAACAAACAAATATAAATAAAAAAAGGGTGGAAAAATTCCACCCTTTAATATTGGTATATAACCTTTAAAGATTATCTCAATCCAGCGATACCGAATTGTACGATATTCTTACACTTGATCACACCATAGAAACGGTTGTTAACCATTTTCTTAGCGTAACGGGTCATGATACCCTTTACAGGTGCGAAAGTGAATGGGTTATACATAGTTGGGGTTAATTGCATTGGCACGTATGGTGCGTAGATGTAACCAGTATCCAACAATGAAGTACCTTTGTGACCCATCAAGATAGTGTCAGCAGGGAAGTAAGGATCACGGTATACTTGGTATCTTCCACCCAATGAACCGATTCTCTCGATACCCATGTTAAATTTATCTTGCTCAGGCGCAGCGTTTGATACGTGGAAGTACTCTAAATCGTCTAAGATAGCTGAAACTTCAGCAGAAACAACGATCCAGTTAGCACCACCTCTTAAAGTAGCTTTGTGGATTTGAGCTGAAACTTGGTTGATCGCAGTGATCAAAGTTTGGTTCCACTCTTTTTGAGTGTAGAAACCGTTTGATGCAGATAAACCACCAGTGTTTACTCTTGAACCAGAGTAATCCCAAGTCATTCTCCATGCAGCACCTCTTCTCAAGTCTCTTAAGATTTCACGGTCAACTTCAGCAGCAACTTGCTCAGACAATAAAGCTGTTAATTCAGCTTCAGCATCAATGTTATGGAACGCTGATACGTCTTGAGCTAATTCTGGTGACCATTGAGCTCTTAATTTTCTTTCGATAACAGAAACTGTTACAGATTTAAGTTCGAAAGAAACTTCACCCATTTGATCTTCATACTCTAATGAATCGTATTCTTTAGCAGTAACAGTCAAACCAGTTAATGGTAATACAACTGATGCGCTATTGTTAACAACAGCAACATAGATGTCACCGTTAGCTTCCATGATTGAGTTACCATACTTTTGAGCTGGTAAATAGAAATCAAAGTCAGCGTTAGCGGTAGCAGAAGTCATAGCCAATGTTGACATTACTTCTTCAGCATTTTCCCAGTTGGTGATTGATGCACCAAAGTTAACTTTAACGATTTCAGTAGCGCCAGCAGCAACTGAAGTACCAGCTTTAGTAGCGTATCCGTTACCAGCTGTAGCATACTCAAACAAGTTAGCTGTAGTCAACGTACCAGTTAAAGTAGTTGCAGCACCTTTAGACGTGTCATAAAGACCGTTTTCACCGTAGAAAGCGTCATACAAGTTAGGGCTAACTTGAGTACCAGCTGGGTTAATACCAGCAGCACCAGCGCTAAATGCAGAGTTTTCTAATTTCGGTACGAAGTAGAACAATTTACCGATAGGTAAGTTCAACGCTTGTACAGAAACGATTTCGTTTGCTAATAATTTTGAGAATACTCTTCTCACGATTGGGAATACCACAGTTTCGAAAGAACCTTCGTTACCTAAAGCAACTGATTCATTAAGCATATAAGATGCTTGGTTTTCAAATAATTGTGCGATATTCTCTTTTCTGTGACCAGCTAAGCCTTCCAAAAGACCTAAGCTGTCCCATCTTTCGATTACGTCAGCACGTACAGTTTTCAAGTGATTTAAACTTACGTTACCAACTTTTCCAGATTCTAATAATGCTCCCATTTTAGTAATTTTTTTAAGTTTGTTTTTTATTTGTTATTTTAATTTTAGATTTTACCGATGATCTCAAGAATTCTTGATAATTGTGGATTCTGGTATGCTGTTGATTCGTTTAATTTTGATGAACCACTAGCTTTAGGTGTCTCCATAATTTTTTCTTCGACCATCTGTTTTGTTGCGGCCTTATTTGAACTAAATTGGCTTTGCAATGTGTTGAAAATTTCTCTAGATTCGTTTAAGTTTTTAGCGTTATCGAATCTTTTCAAAACCTCTAATTTCTCATCCTTAGTGGTTGAGTTTTCAGTAATCAATTTAATTGCATAGGTCAAATTAGAAGAAAATAATGCAACTTCTTGCAATTGTGACTTAAGATTTTTGATCGCATCTTTATATTCAGTTTCAGAACCTTTAAATTCCTCAACTAAACCTTTCATACCATCTAATTCTTTAGTCTTTTTATTATTTTCAGCCACTACTTCTTGGTATTTTTTTCTCATAACAACCAAACTTTCGTGTAACTCTTGTTCTTTGTTTTTCATATGAGCCTTAGCGGTGTTATGATCAACGTCTTCTTCAACCGTTTCTTCAACAGTTTCTTCGACAGTCTCCTTAACATCGGACTCATTTGTTTCTTCAGCCACATCTTTGGTTTCTTCGACAGTTTCTTCTAAATCCTTTACGTCATCTTCAGAAATCTCGAGCTCATAGATAGGCTCTTCTTCTAGTTCGGTGGTTTCATCTTGCATCTCACCTTCAGCGATTTTCATTTCCTCAGAATCAGTTTCTTCAGCATCATCCGCTGGGAACTCATCTGTTGATTCTTCATCACCTTCAGGTTTTTCTTCAGACGGTTGGATATTAATTTGAATACCACCATCTGGTTTTTGCACGATTTCGATCTCATCCGCTGGGTCCATAAGGTCAAAGTGTTTAATCACTTCCTCATCTGGTTGGTCCGTTAAATCGATAACTTCTTCATCGCCACCCATATCACCCGCAGGATCTATAACTAGTTCTTCATTGTCATCACCATTAATTGGATTATCACCCATAGGTTCTTGATCACCAGGTAAACCGTCACCTGGCATGTCATCTGTTAACTCTTCGTTAGTCCAAGCCTCATCGAGGTTTTTCTTAACAATATCTTCCAATTCTCCTTTAAGAGTACTTGTTAAAGCGTAATTAGCGTTCTTTTCGACCGCTTCTCTTAGTTCTTGAATCTCAGCAAGAGTTTCTGCCAAAATATTTGTTTTGCTCATCTTTTAATTTATTAGAAAATTATTATGATATATTATCTTAGTAATAAATATGAACAAAAACAGGAAAAGACAAAAAAAATAAAAAAATTTGATTTTATAGGAAATAAAAAAAGCCACCGAAAGGTGGCTTTAATATAAAAAATTAATTTCTTTTTATTGGGCGTTAAGTTCAACACCTTCTGGTAGGATGATTCTTGTGTATCTAGACTCATCAACCTTAAGAATTCTGTAATCACCCATGTAACCTTCTAAATCCTTAATGACAGAGGCTTCAGCGTCTGTAACAGAAATAGCTTTTGTTAGGTGGTTCTCTTTAATTTTTTTAACTTTACCAGTTTGCTCATCTTCAACGATAAACTGGATTGTAACTGTGTACCAATAGTAATTTTTCATAAAAAATATTTTTTAATTGATACAATATTACGAAATATTTCCCAATTAGGCAAATTAAAACTTAAGAAATTTATTCAATTTAGCGACCAAATCTTCTTTAGATTCACCACCAGTATACTTTTCACCAGTCGCTCTATTGACACCTTTGGTTTCTTGGACTTCTTCTGGTTCAGTTAAAACTTCATCATATTTAGAAAAATCTTGTGCATCTTTATATAGGTAAGAGCCAGGTGTCGATGGTGATGAGACAATGTCCCAACAAATTAATTCAAAATCCGACTGGACTACGTTTTTACCACCAACTTTTTTCAAAGAACCGACTCCTCTAGAGGATATACCTAGTGTCATACCATATGATAAGTACATGGCAACTAAATCGCCATTACATGAAATAACACCATTTCTTCTGAAACCTTCTGAAACTAATATTTCTAATTTACCAATTAAAACATTATCTTTCCAGAACATATCAACTATGCTGCGTGGCGACCCACCTTTTAAAGATATTACAGATTCTTGTGGGTGGTCTAGTTCATGAAAACTAGCATTTCTAGCAATAACCTCTCTATATTTTTCAACTTCACGTCTTAAGATATCCTCTGGGTATACTCTACCGTTCCTGTTCTCAACACCAAATTTTTGTAATGTTGCGTAATAATATATTGGTTTTGATAGGTCTATAGGGCCTTCAACGTTTTCATTTAATATTTCTCCTGTTATAGATTCTGATACGGATCCAGCGTCCCCTTCAATTAAGATACCAAATCCTTCTTCGTTTTCTTTTAAAATTTTTAGTCCCATTTTAATTTCGTATAAAAAAATAACCGTTTATGATTATATCTAATAAATATATTCAAAAACGGTTAAGGACCCAATGGGTATTAATTTTTGGTGGGCGAGTTAATCCTCAGAAATATTAAAACCGATTTTTTCATCGGTAATTTTTGATTTTTTCAATCTTTTTACTGTTTCATCATAAGGATTCTTCAAAATATATAACGAAATAAATGTTTCTTTTAAATGCGCCATGGTGAAGTTATTGGTGTCTTTAACCAACTTATCGAGGTCGTATAACTTTTTATCTTCCTCATTTAGTATTGAGTTGAAGAATATGTTTCGGTCACCAGCATTTGGCTTTTCTATTTTATATTTTTTATCAAATCTAGACGGCCTATCTTTAATTCTATCTGGTATTTTTTCCAGATTATTTGTTGTTGCAACATAAACAACATTTTCAATCGAATTTAATCCGTCTAGAAAATTTAAGAAAACTTCCTCACCGTATTTATCAATAACTAAATCGATGTCTTCAATAACACAAAGTAGCGGTCTTGTTTTTTCTACTTTACGCACCAACTTCGCTAACTCAACCCAATTATACGGGTTTTCAAAATAAATGCACAAACCATTATATTTTTTTAGCTCATCAACAAGTAAATGGATTAAAGATGTTTTACCACAACCAGGGTCACCATAAAGTATAATACCCCTTTTAGGTGTTAGGTTATAATTTTTAAACCTATCAATATTATCCCAAAACTTTTTAAGATCCTCAATGATTTCATTATGAGGTAAAGACGGTAAGTGAAAAAATTCATCGCTTTTATATGATAGCTTTGAAATACCGAAACCATTGTGATCGTTGTAAATCATTGAATACAAACCAGAGTCTACAGTCGCAACAGTTTTAAAGTTAAAATAAAAATCGTTATTATTAATTGTGTACCATGATTCAATCGTTGGTAACAAACTTTCCACATGATTTTTTAGTGCTTCTGAAGAAGATCCATCATCTTCAGGAATTAGGTCATATAACTCTTCGTGATCCATTAGCTGCTTTTTTTGAATAGAAATCTAGTTTATTTTGTTCTAAAGACTCAATAACAAGATTAGATAATTCCCTCATGTTTTTAAACATTAAAGTTGAATTAAATTTTATTTTTTCTTTTGGGTATACCGTAACTTCGATAAACATAAAGCTCTTTTTATTTAAAGACATACCTGAGGCTCTTAAATCTAAATCAACAATGAAATATTCATTAAATTTTGTTCCATCAAGCTTTTCTTTAATGTTAACCATAATTTTTTTTCTGATTAACCTTATAAAAGATTCGTAATTTTCGTCTTCTTTGGGTGTAACCCAAGACTCAATGTTTAAATAAACAGCGTTCAATTTAACAGCGTCTATTGTCCCATATTTCACTCTGAACTTATCGTCAGTGAATAGTTTTTTCTCTTTACCGAATTTTGTTTGCATTTTTGTTTTACCATGTTTTCTATTTTTATTATTATGATATTATAATAATAATAAAATTTATCCAATTTTCCAAATATTTATACTATAGGACAAAACCAAAAAACATGCTATGAAAAAATTTATTTATGACTTACTATCTGGTAAAAGTGAAACATCTAGTAAAAGATTTGCCGCCTTGTTTACATTAATAAACGTAATAATATTAGCGTATGTTGCCACATTTAGAGGTGATGGTACACCAGAATACATGTTTGATGCGTTATGTTTAATTGCTGGTGGCGGTTTGGGCCTAACGGTTATCGAGAAAATTTTTAATACAAGAGGTAATAAAAACAATACCCCTAAAGAGTAAGATATTCCGCTATAAGCGGTGTTTTAGGACCGTTCCAGTTATGGGACAAAAAAAGCCAGGATTCGCTACCCTGGCTTTTACTTTTAACCTATATGTTATATTATTCAAATGTCTTTTTTAAATCGATAATCATGTCAATATTATCTAGATTTGGCTTTTGTTCTCTCATTTCGTTCAATTTACCTCTAACCTCTAATAATTTTTTTACAATAATTATGTCATCAGATTCATTAATACTTGCCTCAACTAAAGATGATGTGTCGTTGATTAATTCATTATAATAGCTGTTTATTTTCGAGTCATCATTTTCAGCAAACAAATTTAAGGCTTTCATTTGTTCCTCATTCAGTTTTGATATCTTATCGTTTAGTTTTTCTGTTATTTGGCCGATTGATTCAGTTACGCTGGTGCTTTTACTATCATCCCTTAATAAATGACTAACCAAATTAGTTTTGTGTTTAACTTTATCTAAAATTGTAATTTTTTCGTTAAAGACCAATTCATCAATTGAGTGGTTTATTGTTCCGTCAATCGATACAACATTCTCAACTAAAGATTTTAATTCGTCTGTTTCAGATAAATTAAGTTTTTTAAGGTGATTTATTGACTCTTCAACAAATTCCTTGGCAACGAGCTCATTATCAAATCTCATATTATTTAATAGGTCATAAATCTCATTAAATTCTTTAAGAGATTTATTTTCTTTTAAAACCTTAACATATTTAGCAAATTGCTTTTTAAATTTAGTTTCACCGTTTTGTGCGTATTCTTTTTCTAAATTAGTTAATACACTTTCTTTTAATTGTCCAAACATTTCTTATATTTTATAAATAAATATCTTTTATTTTAATAAATTATCGATATCATCGATTGTTTTCTTTAATGACTCGTTAATTAGTCTATTTCTTTTTTCAATTTTACTTTTAGTTATCTCAGCTAAGTCTTCACCAGCACCGACTTCTGGAGTTGCTTCAGGAGCGGCTTCACCACCTTCTCCAGGTACTTCTAATGGCGCTGTAAAATCTGTACCAGTTTCAGAACCAACACCTAAATCAGCGCCACCACCCATGTCGCCACCACCAGATGAACCACCAGCACCACCAGTTTCAAAACCTCCACCAGTATTAGCTGTCATGTTATTAGGGTCTATTTTATAAATTTTATAGATATCTCTAAAAATACCTGTTTGTTTAATTGTTTCACCTAAAGCTTTAACCTCTTCGCCACCAGCTTTCTCAACCGCTTGTCTTTGAATATCTAGTTTGATTTCATCATCACTCATATTCAGTATTTCTTTTTTGGCGTAAGTCATCGACATAGCACCGAATCCATTACCCGCATCAGAAACAGCATCACGATATAACTGAATTTTTTCTTTCCAGTTTTGCACTTTAAGCATCTCAGCTTGCGTTGATGGGCTAGTTAATGTTAACGTAAAATTATCTAAATCATCTTCAAATCCTTTAGTGTATAAATGGATAATTGCCATTTTATTTAATTCTTGGATCAAAGCTTTTTGTACCCTGTGTACGGCTCTAGCGAATCTCACGTCTAAGATAGCCAAATTTTTACCATCGCCTAGTGTTTCTTCAAAACCAATAAATGCTTTAGGTACTCTTAACGCTGCTAACATTTTCTTTTGGATATATTCAATGTCAGCGATTTCAGATAGATTCTGTGCGCCAGGTAATGTTTCTATCGGCATCGTCAATGAAGGATCTCTAACTGGGATAAAATAATCCTGATCCACAGCTAAAGCGTTATATCGTGTATCTTGGTTACCATTATTTTTATCAACCATATTGGTTCTTTTAAAATTATTGGCGATTTTATCCACATAAGCATCAACATCTTTATCATCCATGTTCCCCACAAAGATTTTATATACTCTCCTTTCTGGCGCTCTAGTAACACGATAAACTAACATCGCATCCTCAGATAATAATAATTGCTTCCAAATCCTTCTAACTTTTTCGAGCATAGACGTACCATACGGTAATCTCCTATCATCGCCAAGTAATCTAAAATGTGATATTTCAAAAGAATTAAAATCTATATTTTTATCTTTCCAATAAAATTTAATATTATTTTCTTTTTGCTGATCGTCCAGACTAGTTACCTTAGCAAAGCCAGGTTCAGACCTAGTTATTTCAATATTCGGTAATTGGGTTACCCCAACGATACCCTGTTTTGGTACAATTTTATTGTAAACAAAGTTATCACCATATTTACAAACATTTCTAGCCCAAGCGGTTAAATTAGCGTTAATATCTATAACGTTTTCAAAAAGATTTGTAAGTTCTTTTTTAATTCTTGAACTATCAGAATAAATTGTTAGGACTTTACCATTTTCATTCGCAGTTGTTGCCTCCTCAGCAAATATGTCTAACGCAACAGAAATTTCTGGTGTGTATTCCATAGCTTCATAATCATAGTATGATGCAATTCTTGTTGGTTCATAATAAATTGCTTTTTGATACAACTCATTATCAATTTTTTTCCACTGGTTTTGTAAAAAAACCGTTTGTTGGGCCTCTAGTTTTTTATTCTCGAGCTCATCACCACTGATATTATTAAACGAGTTGGGGTCTATGACATATTTTGGACCCTCAATTTCGTTACCCAATACTTTATTTAATCTTTGAAAGATAGTAAAATTTCCCATAATTTTTTTTTAATCCATATATTCACAGTCAACGTAAGGTGGGAATTTATAATTCTCGGTCGTACCGTCCCAAACCTTTAATTGTACATATGTTGTTGTTCCATCAGATTCTGGTGAACATTTTATTGCGGCAAGATTTTCCGCTAACGCCACACCATCAACCTTATTGGTAATTCTTCCTGGATCTGGTGATCTAACAATTGATGTTGATCCTGGACCAGAACTTCTTGCTTGTTTAATTAACACATTTCCCATTGTATTTTTTGATTATATTTTTTTATTTTTCCTAGGATCAGACCCGAATAACCAACTATATTGCCTTGTATTTTGTAACATATCGTTAATCCCTTCACCTTCATATGTTTTATTTGGGTCTGGTGTACTAGTTATCTTTTCTAATAAATAGTTTGAATCTGACTTTGGTTCATTTGTTTTTATTTTCCAGCTATCTAACATAGCCCTTGTTAGGTTATCCGATTCTTGTAATCTTTTAAATGAAGTGTTTGCAACAAATAAACACATACCTAGTGCCATAATAAGGTCATCATGTGATCCTTTCATATGGTCTGGTTTACCATTTTTATAAACGAATTTCTTCAATTCAGCTGTTAATCTTTCGCTACGTATTTTAAACCCACCTCTAGAAACCGCTTCTTCTAAAGCCGCTATAATTTGACCTCTCCTATTTCTTGAGGCAAAATTAATACCAGGGATTGCGTTTTCATCGGGCATAAAGTACATGTTATTATTATCATCATTATCATAATGTAATAATTTTTTGGGATAAGCTAGTTCTTTAAGTTTTTGTGTTGACGCAATACCCATACCACCAGTAATGTCGAATGTTGATAAGGCTTCGTACATTCTACCGTATTGATCCACAATTAAAGCCGCAACATCTGGTGGGACTTTACCGTGATATTCTAATACTTGCTCACAAGTATCGTAATCAATTATGCACATACCTGTAGCATCCTCAGAGTCACCACGTGATACATCGAGGGCTAGTATATATCTATGTCCTTTTTCAGGTAATTTCCATATCCATAGATTACTATCCCAAGCTTTATCTTTGATTTCTGGATCCCTAACATTATCCTGTTCTTGTTTTCTAATTACTTCACCTTCAATTACGTTATCACCAGAACCAATAAACGCACATTCTAACTCTTGGTTAATCATTCGTTTATTAAAATTCATATCTCTACACATATTTTCATACCATGTAGAATGTGGTTTATAACCCTCACTAATAAATTTAGCGATTACGTCAGGGTGCAAGTCAATTGCTGATTGTATTATCTCCTCATGCTTTTCCGCATTTGGTTTTTGTATCCAATCTACAATATCTTTGGCTTTAATCAAACGTAAATCCTTGTTAAATCTTGGGTCTTGCCACCATTTTAGGTGTGTAACACAAAAACTATTCTCACCTTTAATTGCCCCTTCATATGAAGCGTAATAAATAGGGTCTAACCCATTTGGGGTTGAGATTAGAACAGCTTTACCACCAGTACCAATTGAAGCCAAACAAGCCGTCCATAATTCTTGCCCACCTTCAACGAAGGCCGCCTCGTCAATTAATAATACCGTTGGTGTGTAACCACGTAGGGCATCCTGAGATGTTGCTACAGCTTTTATCTCTGAACCATTTGATAATCTAACGTGCTTTTGTGATGATTTATCAAATGTAACACTAGCCCAATCTGGTAGTTGTTTAATAAAGTTAATGATTTTATTTTGGAATTCTATCGCAGTTTCTTGCTTGTTTGCTAAGATCAAAACTTTTTCTGGTCTTTCTGGACTAGCGAAAGCGGTAAGTACCGCAGAATATGCCGCTGTAACTGTTGATATACCAGCTTGGCGGTATTTTAACACTAAATTAAATCTATGTTTTTTATAATTTGCAACTAAGGTTCTTTGTCCATCGAATAATTCAAACGGCACATACCCCTCCCTAGTCTTATCGAAAGTTTCGAAATAACTTTCAATGACATAACAAGGGTCATTAGCACATTTAGCGTACTCTAATAATAACTCTCTTTTATCTGTTATTTTTTTTGACAAAGTAATTCTTTTCCATATAAATAGTTTATTATAAACCTAAATCGCTTAAACTGATACCATCTTCATCATTCATAAAATTATATTCCATAATTTCATATCTTTTTTGTTTAACAATAGCATCTATTTCTTTTTTTGCGTAATCTGGTCGATGTTCAAGAAGTGACATAAACTCAATAAAATCTTCTGCGTCTTTTTTGAACAATTCAATTAGTATTAGTTTTTTTATATCATGATCATTCGGATCAATTATTGAGTGTAAATTACTCCACAAAACAGGGAATAGTCTTATGTCCCATAACTCAGCAATAATTGTGTCAGTATAATCAATTATTTTTTTAGCCATTTCCTTAGGTAACCCAGCTACGGATAAAAGGGAAATAATACCCTTTGTAATTTCATGGATTAGTATCGGAAAATTTATCGCTTTAGCTATAATTTTAGGTATTTCTCCGCTAAAATCAAGGCTAACATAACCAGCGTTATTAGAGTCGCTACTCTCTATTTGATTTTTTAACATTTCATCACTAATAATGTAATAAAACAAATCGTTTGCTATTAATGATTTTTGATATAGCGGTGTTATATTTGGTACTATTGATTCAATCTCATCGGCATATAAATGAAATAGGTAATGGGCTCTCAAAGAAGCTCCCTGAGCAAAGCCATTAATTGTTCTTCTCTTAACAACCTCAGCCATCAGGTCTTCATCATTCTCAATCTCTTCTTTATCATCAGGTGATAAAGGTGATTCCATGGTCATCTCTTCTGGTAATTTAATTTCACCAGGCTCCATTATCTCCAAATCAAATATTACTTCATCGTGATCCAAATTCCACTCAAAACGCATGATTTTTTCGGCTAACTCAATTAGATTTGATCTTTTACCATTTTCCATGTTAATCACAGAATACATAGAGCTACCAGCAGACATTATTACACCCATTGGGTTTATCATCTCTTTTGGTATCTGGAATGTATTTGCGTAAGAATCCATTAACTCTTTATATCTCTGGGAAGCAATTACTTCCTCACGCCAAGATTCTGGGTGCGTACTTTGATCGTAGTAAGGTAACTTACCTAGTGGGTGAGTTCTTTTTGAAAGCTTATCAATCGTTGATTGAGCTATTAGATTAGGGTAGTCACCCAATTTTAGTCCAGAATTTCTCATAAAAAAAATGCCTTGTTTATTATAACAAGGCAAATATAGGTATTTTTTAATTAAAAACCAAATTTTTAAGCTTTTGGTTTACCTTTTTCATCTTCATTCGGTTTAGGGATGTCGATTTTTGATGGGTTTTTTGTCGGACTAGGTGTTTTAACTGGTGTTTCAGTTGGCGTCTCGACAGGTGAGTTTTTTTCAGTGAAATACATTATTTTTTATTTTTTATGAATGTTAAAATATCTTGTTTTGTCAATTTTGGTGTTTCTGACTCTGCAATAATACGAAACAATTCTGTGTTTTCAAAATTTGATTCATTAATTTTTTCTCTATTTAGGTAATCAACAAAAGATCTTAAAGTTTTATAAGCATCTTGTTGTTTGTTAGATTTTAACAAAATAACAGATTTTTTAATTGTGTTTGCTCTAACAGGATCCATATTATCTAACATTCTTTCATATTCCGAATCAGACATCTTTGAGACAACTTTACCGTAATCTAGTTTAACTTCTGGTTTTTTAACGTCATCTGGGAACATATCTAATTGGTTAGTATCGTCAATATTAACAACCTTATACCCTTGGCTTTCTAAAGCCGATTTAGCTTCATCAAAAGTTTTAAACTCTGGTTCATCATTATCAGACATATCATAATGAAATAAAGTGTTCGCAAAATCTAAAACTTGTTGTGCTAATTTATTTCTTTCAATAATATCACCAGAATCATCTAATATGTTAAATATCCTATCATCTGTTTTAGTTTTATTTCTATCATCCCACGCAACATCATAATAGGTATAACCACCAGTCGCTCTACTAAATAAAGCATCAATAATATCTTTATCGGACCATGTTCTACCTTCATTTTCTTCGGTTACGTCTTCCTGCATAGCATTCTGTATATCTTGTTGCGCACCTGTAGCGGCTTTTTGTAGGTCCTGAATTGTTTGTGCGGCTTTTTGTAGGTCTTGAATTGCTTTTTCTGGGTTTGCCATTACATTCCCAATTAAATCGTCATTTTGATTATTTGTTTCCATTATATTTTTTCAATTTCTTCTTTAGTTATTATTTTAAGTAATTTATCTCTACTATAAATTTTTTCTTTAACCGATTCTATATCTTCACCATACCTAAAAACAAGCCTATCTTCAATTTCTGGAGACTCAGTTTCCCAAGCCAAGGCTATTATACCCTCAACACAATCATACATAGAAAATGTATCTGAATGTATTGCCAAAGATAATTCTATTTCATCTGTTTTTAAAATACCAACAGAATCTACCTGTTCAACGTTTGGTGGTGTTGGTGTCCCACTAGAGGCTGGTTGCACGTCCCAATCTTCACCATATTCAACTATATCCAATCTCTTTGTAAATATAAACTCATAGGTATTTTGGCCCTTGAAGTCTTTATTTAGTGGGTTTATATATATTAAATATAACATTATTTAACTCTATTTACTATGTGAAAATTTAATTCACTATCAAAAAGAAGTGTTTCACCGTTAGTTTCAACCTTTATATCAACAAAATATTCTTGTGGTACCATCCAAGTTGTATCTAAGGTAAAATAATTATTATTCATCGCCTTATTGGCTATTTCCCAATCAGTAATATATATTACCGCTGGTCCTTGTTTAACATATAACTTATAGTAAACAGTGTTACTCGTATAATACTCCGAAACAGTGTAAGGTTTTCTTAATAAAATATTAACCTTTCTAACCTCGCCCTGAGACAATTTTTCTTCTCTTTTAATTCCGCTAAGCGATATACCGTATCTGGTATCGTCTAGCGCATCAATATTAAAATTAAAGTATTGATCAGCATCAATCGGGACAAACCTTAATTTTACGGTTGGTCTTTCTTTTCCATTGTAGAAAATATTAGACCAAAAATCATTATATTCTGTATAACTTGTATAAGCGTTTTCATCACCATAAACAACCACATAATAAACACCTTTAGTTTTTTGGCGAACTTCATAATTAACACCGTTTATTGTACAACTTGGTATTTGGTCTAGATTAGTTAGCTTACCATCTATAACCGAATAAAAGAACAGGTTATTATTTTTACCGAGGTAGAAAGTGACCCTATCATCTTCTATATGGTCGTTATATCTTGTTTCAATGAATGGTTCAAAGAAAGTCTGAGTATGTCTAGTAAACAACCCAAGTGCGAAGGTTTTTGGCCCGTCTGGAAATGTTAAGTTTTCTATGTCATCCGAGTATTTTAAACAAAACCCGTAATAGGTTGTGGTACCAGTTGTTATCCCAGTTGTTATCCCAGTTGTTATTCCCGTGGTAATCCCAGTTGTTATTCCAGTTGTTATCCCAGTTGTTATTCCCGTGGTAATCCCAGTTGTTATTCCAGTTGTTAT